ATCCTATGTGGCGGGTAATACCAATCAAGATGTACAACAGGTTCTAGCCCTAATGAATCGTCAAGGCTATGACTTGGTAAAGGAATATGATTGGCAAGCTCTACAGTTGGAGTATCGGTTTTATACCGATGCACAGACTTTTGTAGGTTCTACAGTTAGCAACGCAAGTTATAACATTATTGTTACAGGTGACGCTACAGCCCTAACTAGCAATTACACCATTACAGGAACAGGCATTAACCAAGATACCTATGTGTCAAGCGTAACTTACAACTCAGGCACAGGTTTATCGACTATCGTAATGAGCCAGTTGGCTAGTGGGACATACACAAGCGTTACTTTTACCTTTTCGCAGACCAAATATCCCCTACCTAATGACTTTGAAACGATTACAGACAACACGCATTGGGACAAAACAAAACATTGGCAGATGCTTGGCCCTGAAGATGCCCAACAATGGCAATGGCTCAAGTCGGGTTATATCTCTACAGGCCCACGCATTAGGTGGCGTATTTTAGGCGATAAGTTCCAAATTTGGCCACCATATAACACACAAGAATATTTAGGTTTTGAATACCGCTCAAAAGGTTGGGCTAGAAGTGCTGCTGGAGCAGTTAAAAACAGCTTTACTGTAGATACCGATACGACCATATTTGACGATACAGTCTTGGTTTTAGGTACAAAACTTAAGTATTTCCAAATCAAAGGGTTTGATACTACTGCATTGCAACAAGACTATTTCCGTTATTTGAATGTAGCCAAAGCCAACGACAAAGGCTCTGCTACCCTATCGTTTGCACCATACCCAAGCAAAGTGCTTATTGGATACGCTAACATTCCTGATTCGGGCTACGGGACATAATGGCAGTCGCACAGCAAAGAAGGGCAACAACAGCCTCTCTCCCAGCCCCTATTGGTGGTTGGAACGCTAGGGATTCGTTAGCCGCTATGAATTCGTTAGATGCGGTTCAGATGGTTAACTTCTTTCCTACGCCTACGGATGTAACCCTTAGAAAAGGCTATACCAAGATTTCTACAGGCATTACGGGGGCTGTTTTATCCCTTATGAGCTATTCAAGCCCAACAACGACTAAGTTGTTTGCTGCTACCGCTACGATTATTTACGATGCTAGTACCTCTACGGCTACTTCTAGCCTTACAGGCAATACCGATGGTAAGTGGATACATTCCATGATTACAACTGCTGGTGGGTCTTTTATGCCTGCTGTAAACAATGTTGACCCTATGGTTGTTTATGATGGCACAAGATGGTCAAGAAGTGCCACGACATCAACGGCGCAGACTATTTCTACCATTACTAGGGGTGGTACAGGCAATTTGACCGCTACCCTAACAACTGCTGTAGCTCATGGATTAGTTACGGGTAACACCATAACTGTTGCAGGAGCAACACCTACCGAATTTAATGGAACTTATCGCATTACTGTAACGGGTGGCTCGACCCTCACTTATACGATGGCGACTGCCCCAAGCGGTAATGCAACTGTTGTAGGCACTTATTCGGTGGTTTATTACATTACAGGTAAAAATAGTAATACATTTGCTTATGTAAACTTATTTAAAGAGCGTCTTTACTTTGTAGAAGAAAACTCTCTTAATTTTTGGTATTTGCCCGTAGATTCAATTAATGGGGCTGTTACTGCATTTCCCCTTGGTGGCATCTTTAAAAATGGTGGCTACCTACAAGCAATGGGAACTTGGACTATTGACGCTGGATACGGAGTCGATGACTTAGCTGTGTTTGTTACAAGTAACGGAGAAGTTGCTGTTTACAAAGGTTCAGACCCAGCCGACCCAAACGATTGGGCTTTAGTAGGTATTTGGAACATAGGCTCTGCCTTTGCCCGTAAATGTGTATTTAAATATGGTGGTGATATCCTATTATTGACTCAAGAAGGTTTAGTTCCGCTATCGGCAGGACTTCAATCCACTCGTTTAGACCCACGAGTTAATATTACTGACAAGATTTTCTTTGCTATTAGCCAAGCGGCAGACGCTTATTCTAGCAATTTTGGTTGGCAGATTAACTACTTAGCCAAATACAATATGCTGATTCTCAATATCCCCGTAACTGGTGGAACTGAGCAATATGTAATGCACAACATTACAAAGTCTTGGGCTAGATTTACCAATATTAGTGCTAATTGTTGGGAAATGAGCAATGAAGATATGTATTTTGGTGGAAACGGCTTTGTAGCTCGTTTTTACGACTCATTTTCTGACGATACCGACAATATTAGTGGGTTTGTACAACAAGCCTACTCGTATTTTGATACTCGTGGGCAACAAAAACGCTTTACTATGGTACGCCCTATCCTACAGACCGATAACGGCTTACCGACAGTTTTATGCGGTATTAGCACCGATTTTGATACAGTACCCTTAACTAACCAAATTACATTTAACCCATCTACCCTAGATATTGGGGTTTGGGATACATCCACATGGGATGACACCAACTGGGGTGGAAATTTAATTGTTACTAAATTTTGGCAAGGCGTTACAGGAATAGGTTATGCAGGGTCAATTAGTATGAATGTTGCATCGCAAGGCATTGACTTTCATTGGGCAAGTACCGACTTTGTAATGGAGGCTGGCGGGGTATTGTGAGAACTGTTACGACTGAAAACCAGCGATATTTGGGGGAATGGCTGGTTAGAGTGCTTAACTTTCCCCTACCTGAAACCACCCAATGTATCGGTCAGATGCAAGATGGTAATTTAGTTGCTGTAATTGGTTATTGTAATTTCATGCCAAAAGCCTGCGAAATGCACATTGGGGCATTGGCTGAAACGAACTGGATGAGTAGAGATTTATTATGGGCTGCTTTTGATTACCCCTTTAATAAACTAGGAGTTAGCGTTATACTAGGGCAAATCTGTGCTGATAACACAGATGCCCTAAAGTTAAACCGACATTTGGGCTTTAAGGTTGTAGCTGAAATACCTGATGCCCACATGAGTGGTGATTTGGTAATTATGGCTATGAGAAAAGAGGAGTGTCGGTTTCTTAACATCCGATGCTCTTTAAACAAGGGAGAATAGTATGGGTGGTGGTGGATTTTTAGGATTAGGGCCTGCCCCAAGTGCACCTGCACCCCCTGATTATACGGGGATGGCACAACAGACAGCACAAGGCAATATTGAAGCGGCACGAATTGCAACTGCGGCTAATCGTGTTAATCAAGTCACGCCCTATGGCAGTCTTAAGTATGATATTACTGGTACTGACCCTTTTGGAAACCCTACTTATACCGCTACACAGTCGTTAAGCCCTTCACAACAACAGCTTTTAGATTATCAAAACCAAGCTAGTATTGGTTTAGGCAGACTTGCAGGTCAAGGTTTAGGCTATGTTGAGAATATGTTGGCAAGCCCGTTTGATACAAGCAAATTACCAAGCACAGGGTTTAATCCTAGTCAGTCTTATCAAGATGCTTATATGCAACGCCTTGCCCCACAGGTACAACAAGGGCGGGAACAACTACAGCAACGATTAGCAAATCAAGGTATTGACATTGGTTCTGAAGCCTATGACCGAGCTATGATGCAACAAGCCCAGCGTGAGAACGACCTATTGCTAGGGGCTACAACTCAAGGATTTGATGTTGGAAATCGTGCAAGAGCAGCAGCTTTTGGAGAATTAGCATATCAAAGAAATGAACCAATTAATACTCTTTCTGCGGTGCGTACTGGTTCACAAGTACAAGGCCCACAATTTGTTAATCCGTTTAACCAAGCAACAACGCAAGGCCCTGACTTATTGGCTGCATCACAGATGGGATACAACGCCCAAATGGGTGACTTTAACGCTAAACAAGCCGCCCAATCTAACCTAAATCAAGGTTTATATAGTTTAGGCGGTGCTGGAATAATAAAATATTCCGATGTGCGTTTAAAAGAAAACATTAAACCTGTAGGCGTAATGGCTAACGGCTTGACCTTATATAGCTTTGAATACAAAGATGAAATTAAGTTAAACCCAATGGCAGGCGAAGGAGTCCATGTTGGTGTAATGGCACAAGAAGTAGAGCAAGTATTCCCTTATGCAGTTAGAACTCTTGATGACGGCTATAAAGTCGTAGATTACGGACTATTACCATGAATATGTACAACCCTTACATTCAACAGATGGCTCAACCACAAGATTTAGGTGGGTTAGCTCCGTATTATCAAAATATTGGGGCGCAACAAGCTATGCAAAATATGGCTATGCAACAAGGTCAAGGATTGACCCAGCAAGCAGGGCAAACGACACAAAGCGGTATGAACCCTTTGGCTATGGCACAAGCATTGCGTAAACAAAACCAAAAACCTGCACCTGTAACGGACTATAGCCAACCAATGCCACAATATTTAGACTCAGCATATATGCAAGCAGGATATTAATATGGCTCAACCAATGCTCAATCTAAGTGGTGATTTAAGCCCCGAACAACAGATTCAACAGCAACAAATTGCTCGCCAACAGAGAATGGCAGAGTTGTTGATGCAACAAGGTCAGCAAACACCACAAGGACAGATGGTAAGTGGGCGTTATGTTGCACCTAATTTCTTTCAATATGCTGCACCTTTGGTGCAAAGCTATTTAGGTAGAAAAGAATTAGGTAAAGTTGAAGACCGCCAATTAGACATGGCTAAACGATTGCGTGAACAAGGCGTTCAAGAAACCCAAAGATTAATGAATCTTATTGGTGGGAGAAATGCTACGCCTGAACAAGTAACTGAAATGGCTGGGCCATATACAGATAATGTACCTATGCCTACGGCTTATATGGCTGCACAACCAGCAATAGAAGTTAATCCAAGACTAGCACTTGCAGAAGCATTAAATATGCAATCTCCTCAAGCAAGAGCGTTGTTGCCACAGATAGCAGCAGAAGCATTTAAAAAACCTGAAGCGTTTACTTTGCCTGAAGGTTCTATTCGTTTCCAAACAATGCCTGATGGAACTGTAAGACAAGTAGCCACAGGTGGTGAAAAACCTCGAGCTCCAGTATCAGTTGGTAATTATTTAATTGACCCTGTAACTGGAAAAGTAATATTTCAAGCTCCTGAAAAGCCTGCTGCTGGACAAGTAGTTGAAACAGCTAATGGCCCAATGATTGTTAATACTCGTACTGGTGATGCACAACCAATTATGGCTAGTGGTAAGCCATTAGAACCAAAATTAACCTCTGAACAATCAAAAGACATTACCGCTATTAATCAACAAAGAGCAACTATTAATGGTGCTATTGATGCTGTTGAAAAAAATAAATCAGCTTTTGGTTTTGTTCGTGGTATAGCGCAAAATGCACCTTATGGCGAATCACTTGCAGGTAGGTTTGAGAAACCTGAAGATACACAAGCCCGTGCTTATGTATTTAACAATGTGTCTGCTGTAATTAAAGAGCGAGCAGGTACAGCCCAAAGCGCACAAGAATTAACAAGAATCAACTCTTTCTTGCCATCGACAACTGATAATGCAGATCAAGTTATTTCTAAGTTAAAAGGATTTAATCAATATCTTGATGACCTTGAAAAAGGAACTAGAGTATCTCCATCTAAAAAGCCTGAAGCACCGCAATCAAATTCATTTTCTAGTGAGGCTGATGCTCAGAAAGCATTTAGCACAGGTAAATTAAAAGCTGGCGATAAAATTACTATTAATGGCGTAACTGGAACTTGGAAATAAATCATGGCTTTTGTACCTGATACCCAACAAGCACCACGCTTTGTACCTGATGAGGTAGTTACACCTGCATCAACGGCATATGCTGGGCCAGTTGTAGAAGAAAATCCCGTTTGGCAATCTACGCGTGGTGGTGCGGCTATGGGCAGACCACGCATGGTTAATCGTACAAATGTGCAAGCCCAACCAAGACCTTTGGAATCTGCTTTAGCTGGAATGACTAAATCTGCCATTGATCCCATTGTTGCAACCGCACAATTAGTTACTGGTGGCAATTTAGGCACAAGTAAATTAGCCCAAAACCTTGATAAACAAGCAGATGTTTACTACGAAGCTAACCCTGTTTCTTATGGTGCTGGTCGTGTAACAGGTGCAGTAGCACCTGCCGCAGCCATTACTCGTGGTGCTAGCATGATTCCTAGTTTTGCTAGGGCTAATCCAATTGTTCAAGGTTCTGCTTTTGGCGCAACATCAGGTTTAATTACACCCATAAATACTGGTGCAACTGGCGGAGAAATGTATAAAGATGTTGGGCAAAATGTTGCAATCGGTACAGCTTTAGGCGGTGCTGTTCCTGCGGTTGCTTCTATTCCATCTTTATTGCGTGGTCAAGGCCCAAGCCCACAGATGGTTCAATCTATTCAGCAAGCAAGGGATTTAGGCTATGTAATACCGCCTACCCAAGCTAATCCTAGTATGCTAAATCGGTTTATGGAAGGTGTTGCTGGAAAAATTAGTACAGCGCAAAACGCAAGCGCAAGAAACCAAGAAATTACTAATAAATTAGCCGCCAAATCATTAGGTTTGGCTGAAGATACTGCTATCACACCACAAGTTCTTGCTGATTTGCGTACTACGGCTGGCAACGCATATACCAACTTAGGTTTAGCAGGACAAGTTATAACCGACAAGTCTTACATTAATGCTTTAGATGACATAGCAAAGCCGTTTGTTGTTGCTGCAAAAGGTTTTCCTGATGCGCCACCAAGTCCAGTTTTAAATTTAGTTCAATCTTTAAAGTCACCTAGTTTTGATGCTACTGCTGCAATTGAAAAGGTTAAGCAATTAAGAACTGCTGCTGATGACGCATTTAGAAGTGGCAATACAGATATAGCAAGAGCTTCTAAAAGTGCTGCTACCGCTATTGAAAACGCATTAGAAGGTCATTTATCTAAAACTGGTCAAGGTGATTTATTAACTAAATTTAGAGAAGCAAGACAATTAATTGCTAAGACTTATTCTGTTGAAAAAGCCGCCAATCCTAAAACTGGCACTATTGATGCTAAAAAGTTAGCCGCTCAATTACAGCGTGGTAAACCTTTGTCAGCCGAACTAAAAGACATTGCAAATTTTAGCCAAGCATTTCCAAAAGCAAGCCAAACACCTGAAACAATGGGTAGCTTGACACAATTAAACCCATTAGATTATTTCGCTGGATTAGTTGGTGGTGTAAGCACAGGCGGGCCGGGCGCAGCAGCAATATTGGCTAGACCAGCTATGCGAGCAGCAGCATTATCTAGTCCTGTGCAAAACAGACTAATTCCTAGTACGGCTGCACCTTATTTAACTGACAACCAGCGTAATTTGGCTAGATTATTAACATTGCAAGGCGTTCAAGGAGCAACAAATGAGTAGAAACGGGTCAGGCACATATTCACTACCTGCTGGTAATCCAGTAGTTACAGGCACAACCATTGCAAGTACATGGGCTAATAACACCATGAATGACTTGGCTTCTGCTATGACCGATTCGGTTGCCTCAGATGGTCAAACCGCAATGACGGGTAACTTAAATTTAAATAGTAACAAAATTGTTAACTTAGCTACCCCTACTTTAACTACAGACGCAGTAACTAAAGCGTATGTTGATACGGCTGATGCGCTTTCTTTATTAAAAGCATCTAACCTGTCAGATGTTGCTAACGCTACTACATCACGCACTAATTTA